ATTACATCTTCGAGAGCTTTTTGATATCCAAATTCATAAGCTGTTTGATTAGCCCACTCTGGATTTCTAAAGCTCTCCCTGTTAATTTGGATATTACGACTCTTCTTAACATCAGCTTCTATGACTGCGATAATCCGGTCGAGAATTGGTTTATTCTCGATGATGCGGGTAGCAAAATCCTTCTTATCTTGCCCTTTTAGATGCGATGTAAGGCGGGTGGAAAACTTAATATTCAACTGCCTGATTCTCCATCACCGACTGCTCCAGATTACCCGCCATCTGTTGCGATTCAGCTTGCTCCACCATGCCCACATTCGGCCTTACAACTTCATACTTCTGAATCTGTAAAGCATCTTCAACAAGGTAGGCGAGAGCTTTCGGAGATATATGAGGAGCAACCATTTGACCGAGAGCACCAGAGAACAGAGTATTTATGTTCTGAATCAACTGAGCTTGTTCGCCAAAATGTCTAGCTCCAACTGGTCTTAATTTACCCCTAGCAGTGATGTCGTCCTTGGTAATCTCCAAGAACACATCTACACCAAAATCATCATCAAAACTGCGAACGACATCGACCATATTAAGGTTGCGTCTAGCAGATTCTAACATCAGATTTAATAGGGGCTCCAACATATTAATTTCAAAGAGTGTCACTTTCTCTTGAAAGATTCTTCCTGCAGCATTTTGTAGCTGCTGAACTTCAAAAGCAGTTTTCTCACCGGGGGTACGAATACCCATTGCCTGTTTAGGGGCTCCGGCAAACTCTTCCATTTTATTTTCATATAAAGCTATTGCATTCTCAGCGGCAATTACGCCATTGAGGTTCTTACCCAGCTCCACTACCTCCCCGTCGCCAGAGATAACAATCTCGCCCCCCGGTCTCCAATCAAAAGGATCAACATCGCCTTTAATAAGAAGCATAGGATGGACAGCAAGGTCCATAGCGTCAGCTTTCAGATTTTCAAGGTGGTCAATACGGTATTGCATACCTACGATATTATCCAACGGGCCCATAGCCCACAGATTATCGGGGCGATAACGCCAACCAACATGAACAATACTTGTTTTGCCTAACCAATTCTCAATTGGGTTACTGTCAACTAGAATGCAACGGTCAATAACAATAATTTGATGGTTTTGGAGAAGCTCTCCTGACTCCTTATTAAAAAGATCACCACGGAATTCTAACACTTCGACATAATCACTCTGCAGATATTCTTGGTAGTTCCCGAACCCATCCACAGAGAAACCAACAGCCTTCTCATAATCCTCAATCGAGTAACTCCCCGATGTTTTAGCAAGAAGGGAGTGTTTATCAATGGCTCTCTGCCATTTTTCTCCCCCGGGGAGTAGAGCTAACTTGACAAGCTCACCGATATTATACAGCTTCCTTATAATTTTAGGGGACTCCTCAAAAGAAGCAGCAACAGGGTTGAAGACAATATCAAGGGGACTAATCCGTCTAGCGATAGGGCCCTCATAGATTGTAATAAATTCCCCGGTTTTAGAGTCAATATGCCCATTACGAACATACTCTACCTCAGAAAAACAATTACCATAATCAATAAAATCATAAGTTAGCTTACTAACAATATCTCTGAATCCGCTCTCTTGACACTTAGTACGCATATAAGCAGTGATTGCGTCGGCCTTCTCTTTCAACTCGTCTTCCTGACTCCCACCTTCCCATTTCATCCAGTTGCTATTAGGAAGCAGGGCTGAAATGTAATTAGCGTGGAGGTTATCCCGTATCTGGCATAACTTAGGGGTTGTAGTTGAGTTCTTCCAAGGAAGAGGAGAGTTAGACGTTGTTGATGTATCAGTTGCAAATAAGTAATTACGTAATTCAGTCCACTGGGAAATCTTCGTAAGTCTCTGTTTATGCCACTGATCCCACAAATATGCTACATTTCTAGCCAAGCCATCAGAGATTTCGTTAATGGCAAGCCTAAGTTGAGCAACACTACCAGCCATTAGATACCTCCAAAACTCACACCTCCAAATCTATTTGAGAATTGGAGTTTAGGTTGCACATCACGCTCTCTGAGCCTCTTAGGTGGGATGGCTATCTCCACAGCACAGGCTAGAGTGTCCTTAATATCATCGTGTGGCGGGCGAGCTAGAATAAGCTCTTCCTCAAGGGCCGGAATATACCCACCTTGAAAATGCCATATAGACATATTCTCATATCTAGGTTCAAGAACAGAAGCTATACGCTCCTCTTTATTTCCCTCGTTCCTAGTTGGTCTGTGTTCATCGATTGATAAACTCATACCTTCTTTACGAATACTGTCTTTTAAGTCATTGCAAATCATACCCTGAGCAACACTCACTTCAGCTCGGAGTTTTCTGAACATCCAGCGAGCATGTAAGAGTTTTACTTTCTCAAAGTAGACAGCAATTTTATCTGTCTTAAATCGATCAATATCTAAAATATAAATATTTCCATCCCCATCAATACCGATAACAACAATAGCTGTATAGTCAGCGGTTTTCTTGAGGGAGAACGCAAAGTCAATTGCTGCATAAACATTCAATGGCCGCTCTTTGTAATACCATCGACCGTCCTCCCTCTTTATATGTTTCCTATCGTAATATTGAAAACGGCTAGCATTTAATCTGTTACTTTCAGGGTCGTTAGGGTCGTTAAAATACTGGGCGTAAAACTGAGTTCTATCTGTGTACATAGCGCTAATACGAGAAAGTTCTCGCCTGTCAAACCCAAACATTTTACCGTCACCCCGGGTGGAGCGAGGCCAGACAAACTCACCTTCTACTTCAACCACCCGCTCGAACACTTCCCAAATAGGCTCTTCGTCAACCACTTCTCCTTCTTCATTAAAGAGAGAAACCTTCTGTTTTAACCAAACGTCATACTGGTCAGCAGGATGATAACGTGTCCCACAAGCCTTTGTAATACCGCCTGTATTGAGGATCGAGGCCATCTGCGACATAGCAGCAGCTACTTTTCTTCTCCCGTCCTCAGTATAGGCGTTATCAGGCACAACAACGTCATCAGGTACAATTACATCAGCGTGCCAACCAGTAGTTGTGGTTGTCAACCCAGCAGCGGCCACCGTAGCATCACGGACACCCTCAGTCTTACGTTTTGGATGGTCTACAGCAATTTTTGTAGCACTCCACCTCTCTCGTTTACCCTCATCAGGATGCACCATATTAGGCCAATAACGAGTATAGATTTTCGATGTAAGAATATCTTTAATCGCTTTAAGCTGGGACTCAGCTAGTTCTGAAGTAGCCGAGATATAAAGGACCGTAGTTTCAGGATGTTTAGTAATCCACCACGCGACCCAAACTGCAATGCAGTGGCTCTTCATATGAGCACGGGGGAGAAGCAAAAGTTGGTTTGGGTGATCTTCACGCATCAGCCATCTGAAAACCTCCTTATGCAACTCCCCGTATAATCGCATAGGATTTACAAGACAAGCAAAATAAAACAAATCGTCTTCAGCTTGCTGCCTTATAGCGTCTTTAGTTGAGAGGCAGTCCCTCGCCATTTAATACCTCCATCCGTTTGAGGTCATCCTCAAACTCATCCCGGAGTCTGGTTTGGACCTTTAATTCCCTAGCAACTTCGTCTTTAGAAGGTCGGCCTGCTATACGCTTAACCCAACCTTTCTCAGATAAGAACTTGGAAGCGTTAAAATTCCCAGCTCTTGCAGATTTAATTGTGTTAGCCAAACCTATGCTACGAAGCTTAACTTCTAGTTCTTCTTGCCACTTCTCTACTTCTCCCCTTAGAGAAGCGGAATTGCAGATAGCGTCCCAATGGGAATATCCTCCAAGGAATTCCTGAGCTATCGCCCAACCTGTGGGGTCATCGCTATCTACAAATCGTTTCCGCAAGGAGATGAGGGGCTTCCCTTTAATAGTGACATCCTCATCTCCTAAAGTAAATAGGGCGCTGTCAATCTTATAGTCATTAGCTTCGTAGAAAAGAGATTTAGTCAACCATCTTCCTACGGTGTCTTTAAACATATACCCTCATTTGTTGGTAATCCAAGCAACCATCACCCCAATACAAAGGACCAGAGCCATGACTGTTTTGAGCACGTACCCTCCAACAGCAATTCTTGCACGATCCCATGTATCCAGCATTTCTCTAAGACGAAATACATCATTCTGAGTCATACCGTTAGGGCAGACACCAGCTATCCCTTTCAGATCTTCAATATCAGCTTCTGTTAATGAGCGTTTCCTTCTCTCATCTGCAGGGGCCATTATTCACTCTTCTTAGTAAGAGAATCAAAAGTATCCTTTACACGACCAACAATCTCATCGTCTTTCTTAGTGGGAGTAAGTTTCGCAATCGCTACAGCCAGTCCGATAAGGGCGCCAACCGCAGCAACATACAACTCCCAATTAGTTGTAACATGTTCAATCATTTACCAGCTCCTCAAGTTGAATTATATATAACATTAAAATCCTTTGATCTTGCAAAGGTAACACTATAGTCCCGTTGTCGTAAATGACACTATTCTCCAGGAGGGGCCTTGGTGGGGTCGGAACTTTTTGTTTCTGCCCGCACCCCAAAACCATTAACCCACTCGCTATTAGGATTATTAGTAACTTCTTCATACTTTGCTTCTCGTCTCTTTTTGTCGTACTTGTTCAATATGTAAGTCACTAACTGGAATATTGAGGTAAGAAGATTAATAAGTTTAATCATGTCGTCACTCCATTATCTTCTCCTTTATTTTCCTCGTATATCAATACGAATAGATGGCATTGTAGCCCCACTAGGGAGAATATCCGCAGATAGCACAGCCCCATTATCACTAGCAGCACTACCCATAATCCTGTATATCTCTCCTGCAGCAGCCTGAGCTTCCCCAAGGTTGATGTTGGAATGGTCCTTCATGATGTCCCTAACTTTAGCCGCAAGGCCACTCAAGAGGCCCATAGTCACTTTAGTTAACGCCATCAGTCACCACCTCCTCTTCCACTACAGGTTCAACTACAGGCATCACCCAGAGCCTCGTCTGTTCCTCTGCGGCCTTCCTCAAGGCAACAGCAAGCTGCGCTTTTGTGACTAGCACAGGGGTGTTGTCAGCAAGAACCCAAGGCGTCACATCAGTGTCCGTCATGGTGACCATAGCTCTCGCCATACGGGTCTGTGAGGTCTCATCACCGTCAAAGAGATAAGCAGTGTTCTCATCTATATCCACAAGGACCACGGTAGCAGCTACAGCTTTTGCACGTTCCTGCTTGAAGAGTTCACGGGCTTCCTTTGTGCGAAGCTCAAGTAGCTTCGCTTGATCGACTTGTATTCTGCTCATACTATTCTCCATATCCATCTGGATTACTAAAGTCTACTTCCCATGTTTCTTGTGGTTCTGTGGGAAGATCTGTGTGTTCTACAATAAAGAATGGAACGCCTGTTGGGACATCTTTTAGTGCTGTTTCTTCTGTGGAGAGCACACCAGAAGGAGCCATTACCGCTATCGAATTATCCGTTGGATATATAATTACTTTCATATTTTGGTTCCTTATGTTTTTAGTGGAAAAATGCTATATTTGCTATGGGTGTATCAATATGAGTTGATGCATTTCCAGCAACATAAACAAGTCTTACATTATTTTGATTAGCAATATAATCACCAGAAATCCCAAAAGATAATCCAAAAGAATCGGATGAACCCTCTTTTCCAGTAGCAGTAACAGCAAAATTTCCATCTTCCATAGCTGTAGTAAAGTTTATAGTGTAGTCACCAGTTGCATTCCTCACCACACTACTAACATTCCCACTCGCTCTAATAGTCGGTGGTGTAGTTGTTCCATCAAAGTTCACCCATGCCCGACAAACATACATCGGCGCATCTCCAGGGGCGTTTAGGTCAGCCTCGTCAACCTTCCTAGCTTCAATATCAGCAATACTATTCACCACACCAACAGCATTGAGCACATTAGGATCACTAATGACATCGTAAGCCTTGATGCAGGGAAGCATTGTGAGTGCTTTGGGGCGAGTTTCGTCGGCTGTGTTTGTAATCCATGTATCTCCACTAGCAGATTGTGTGACCACCGCTTCTGTGCCGTCACCAGTTGTCGGCATCACAGCATAACGAGAGCCATCTATATAGAGTGGGGTTGATGCGGTGAAATTAGTAACCCTATACTCTAAAGGTCCAACAACATCCTCTTCCACCAAACCAACGGGCCTCGTAGCAGATTTACCACGGATGAACCTATCGTCTACTTTAGGAACCCTGAAGGTAGTAGCACCATCGCCGGGAGAGTACTGACCAAAGGTCCAGCTTGCATCATCAACAGAGATATTTCCGCTTGCTTGTGCATAGGCCCAGAGATCGGGGAAGGCTGCTCTACTACGAAGCTCACCATCCCCCACAATAAAACCAGCAGGTGCATTCACACCAGTGACCCAGATAAGGGAGCCTACAGGAAGGTTACTAAGAGCAGCATTATTTACGATGGTTTGTGCCTGATCCACATAACCACTAAGAGTGCTATCCGCTGTGAGAATAAGGCTAATCACTTCCCAGTTGGTTGTCCCAGTGACAGCCTCACTTAAAACAATAGTTGTAGTGGAAGGGTAGGTGAGAGCAACGTCAGCATCTTGTTTTACGCCATCAAGAAAGACAGACACATTCTTATTTACATTATCATATTCCCAAGGGAGGGTGATGGTAGTTTCCCCTGTAAGGAGAATTCCTCTCGCCTGTGCAGGAGCAATGTTAGCTAAAATATCAGCAGCCGCATTAGCAGCAGCCAACTCAGCCGCTTGTTCAGAAGCAAGGGCTTCAGACGCGCTAATAGCAGAACTATCTGCAGAAGCTTGGGAAGCAATGGCGCTATCTTGGGAGTTTATTGCAAACCCCTGAGCTCGATCTCTATACGCTAAAGCCTCATCTCTATAGCCCATTGCTTCAGCAGGGTAAGCAGCAACTTCTTCTAACGTGTCTTGTAAGGACTGTGTAAGAGTTTTTCCATTAATACGAAAGTCTGTTGCACTTACTAAACCTACATTAAGCAAATCATGGGAGCCCATATCAATGTCAACAGACATAGAATTGGGCTCGCCTAAAGGATTCTTTCTATAAAGAACATTCTCACTGAATTCATTTTCTATTTGCTGGAGGACGGTGTTAAAAGCAGCCTGGAAACCAAAGCTGCTAGTAACTCTGTCCAAGGCTACTTTACTCATCATCTACTCCTATTACGCTTTCTTCCCAGGACGCTTGCCTGTCTTCTTCCACTGGTTCATGTACTGACGAAGGGAGAGGCCAGAAGCTTTAAGCTGTTCTGCAGAAACGTTAGCTTTATTGCCTCGAATAACCATCTGGTTACCTTCGCCATACCTCTTAGGCTCAGCCTTCTTAGGAGCAGCTTTAACACTGCCCTTCACTTTGCTTCTGTCTACTTTAGCCCGCATCTTACTTTCATCTTTAGGCTTCCCTTTAAGTCCACCTCTCCCAACACTAGCTTTAACAACAGCAGCCTTGCTCTTGTCATACTTCTTGTACTTAGCTTTAATCTCTGCCACAGCATTCTCCATTCTAATAGAATATTAATAAATATTAAAAACACATATATTCATAATTCTATTTATTAATTACTAACATAATTAATAACTAATAATTATTATCTCTATAATGTATTATACGTAAGAAAAACACTTTTGTGACATGATTTTTAAAAATAAATATAAATTTATAGATAAGCTATTAAAAACATTAACAAAGAAATTTATAGACGTGGTCGCTTCGCTCCCACAGGAATAGCGTTAGTATTCTTGTCGAACGAAGTGAGACGTATAATAATATATGTGTCTGTGTTTGTTATTGTTTGGGGGCAGTTAGAATTTTTAGCAGATATTTTTAGGGGGTAGTGCATACAAATCGACTACCCCCAACCCCCTCCATCGTTGCTAGCAGCAATCAATATCAATTCACCTTGGCATAGTTCTTGCTAATGGCATAACTTTTGCATGTATCCCTATTGATAATGCCACCTATCATCATCAAATTTAGTTTGACTATCAAGATACTTGCGCCTTCGGCATGAATAGTGCATTACCATATCACATACCATCTTCAATTGGCACACCTTTTGCATTAGCACATTTCATACCATACCACTTGGCACAGTCCTTGCTATTGCTAGGTTTATGCCAAACGCCTTCGGCACGGACATTGCATAAGACTGCGCCTACGGCATGGGCCACTATGCATATTCTATGCCAAGCCTATTTGCCCTTTCTGGCCCCATATTTGCCCATTACAGGCCCCCTAGCATTTTCCCATACCATACTATCAAAAACTCTCCAGAACGTCTGAAATAGATTGTCCTTTGTTTTCAATAGTTTATGTGTGTCAAGCTTTTTCTTTGGCATGTTCCTTGCAATGCATATAGTGTGCCAACCATTGATCCATATCATTATATGCGACACACACATGCACATGCCCGCGCACATGTGCCCGCACATGCACACGTAGCAAGTTCCATGCCAATAATCAGCCAGTACAACAATTTATACTTTCCCCTGAAACAGTACAAATTTTCGTAACTCCATAATATGTTTATGTTTACCTATCATTTTCCTTTCTGTTTCGTGCCTTTGGTTAAAATATCAGTACAAATTTTTATACTAAAATCAGCCTCTTTTTCCCATGCACCTATCATGCCAAAAGATTTTTATCCAATAAATCCACATAGTTTCAAACTATTTTTCATGCTCCAGCTATCTTGGCATGCCCCCTGCTACATGGGTTTTATCCAGCGGCGATAGAGGCCATAAGCTGGAGGCCAGAAAAATCTTTCTGGAGGCCCAAAATAAAGCTTGACGGGAGCAAGCAGATGGGCCTAGAAGGGAAGCAAGAGACGAGGGTTCTTTGACATAACGGGGCAGATTCTGCCCTAAGGCTACCTTGAGCCAACGCGGACTGGAATGCAGATGTATGGGCGACCATGCTATATGTGACTGCTCAAAGACACGTCGGGGAAAGGGACAAGCAATAGGATGAATGGGAAGTGGGCTAGTCTTTGAGCTAATACGTCAAAACACTGTTGGGGCGTTGTGCTTGGGGACGTGGTCCATAAGCTTTTTGTTCGCTGTTCTATTGCTTGTTTGAGCATAACTTAGGCCATTGCGTGAGAGGCAATGGTTCTTTGAGAGGAAAGGCAAGCGTTTTGTTTGCCTTTCCCAATCAAGGAATTGTCCTTGTACCCAACACACAAAGGAGACTACCATGAACGCCAATCAGATTATTGCCAATGAGAATGCCTCTCAGTTTGACCACTTGTTCTTTGACTTCATCGACAAAGCAACTGGACTGCGTGACTTGTCCGGCATCATCCTTCGTCATGCTTGCCTTGCAAAGGCATATGATGAAGAGGGAAGAATTGGAACAAGTAAGTTGAATGAATTCTTGGAGAAGGTGGGGAATGTCCGTCTTGTGAACATCACAAGCGTAATGGAATACGTGTTGTGGGCATTCACTCCGGGCGAAATAGCCCTTGACAAGGATGGTAAGCTCATTCTGGATGCAGAAAAGAGCTGCCTTAGGTGGGATGGAAAGAATAGTAGGTTTTCCCCTGCTAAGGATTCATACACGGAAGTGGTGGACGGGAAGGAAAAGAAGAAGAGCGTCACACGCTCCATCATTCCTATGGATGTGAAGCGTAGGACTAGTGCATACAACTGGTGGGATTTTAATGCTGTCAAGCCTGCAAGCCCGTATAAGGCCAAGTTCGCCACGGCCCTGAAGAATGATCTCAAGGCAATTAAGGAAGGGGAATACTTGCCTTCCAAGGAAGAGGCTGCCTTCCTCCTGAAGGTGGAAGCATTGGCAAATGAAATGGGTATTGTTCTTGAGAAGGTGAAGAACTAACTCTTGCTCATATGTATAGGGCACAAGTGTAATGCTTGTGCTCTTCATCATGTGAACAAAACTAATGGGGGTGGATTATGGGTGCATTGGAACAATTGCGGGCATTAGCATTGGAAGATGCGTTTGAGGTGCGGTATCCCGGATGCATAGATCGGGAAGAAGATCAGGAAACCTATGATGTATTGCTTGGATTGGATGCGTCCATGCTCCATCGTATTGGAACATGCGAATACCGGATTGAATTGGTAACTGAAGATAAGATTTATGTAATGTATCGTCACTTGGATGAGGTGTAACATGGCAAAGACAAGAACAGTATTCCGTCTTGGTGAATTGGTTGAAGTGATTGGTCAAGAGAATCACGCACATAAACTAGGCTCGGTGGGTGTAGTGGTAGGAAAGCAGAATACAATTATAGGGATGTTATACCACGTTAAGGTTGACACTCTCAACCAGCTTGTGAACGCAAAAGACTTGCGAGCTATGGATGTGAAGAAGATTACCTGTTGTGATATAATTATTTCTGTGTAGTGTATTCTGACAAGGTGTAACATTGTTGCGCCTTGAATTGTTTACATTAACACATAAGGAGGGAACCATGAGCAAGATGAAATGTGCTTTCTGCGGATGTAACATAGGACATGCCAAGGTGTGCCCTTGTTGTGGTACAGTGCGTAAGGTAGAGAGGACAAAGATATTCTCGTCAAGTAAATATACAACGCCAAAGGTGGGTAAGAAATGATTGCACCTATTAGAGACAATGTTCTCTATCTCTATCTTAATGGGGAGTTCTTCAGGGCCTATGAAAGGCAAGAAGAGTTGTCAGATAAACTCGCTAGTTTAGAAGGTGAGGAGTGGGCCTTGTATGACAAAGATATGAATCTTGTGGGGGAGGTATGTTAGGCGAGCTGCTATCTTTCCTTGGTATTGTCATGGTTATAGGGTTTCTCTGTCTAATCTTTATACTTATGTGAGGGATGTTATGAAAAGAAAATCTATTGTACGTATATGGTTTGAAGTATATGGGATGATTGCTTTCTCTCTCGCTATTATTGTGATGTGTTGTTTGAGGTGCGGAGGGGTTATATGAGGGAGCACCTATCATCAACATCATTCAAAGCCCAACCTGTACAACGATACAAAGTTGTATTTCATACAATGCTAGGGCACCCAACATGGGAGGGATACGCGACAAGTGAAATGGAAGCGAAGCTTAAAGCAGGGCTATGGTTAGAACGTGTGCATGTACGAGAAAGAATAAAGGAGGCATCTTGTGAGCGCATTAAAGAAGTATGAAAGAACACTTGCGAAGCGTTATAATCTCCCTGATCCGAGGTGTATTTATAATCCTAGTATTTATTGGGCGCTTACAAAAGAAGAGAAAGAAACCATTCATCATTTGAGGAGGAATGTTTATTAAGTTTATGTTTAGAATAATTAATAATCATTCACAGGATATACTGTATTATACGTAAGAAAAAGCGTTTTGTGACACAATTTAAGGAGTGAATTATGAACGTATTAGTGTTGTACTTTTTGGATATTTTATTCACAATAAGAGATATAGCCGGACCTATAACTGTTATCTCAGCAACTCTTTATGTCCTTATAGCATTATCGTTAATAATATTCGGGGATGAAATTTCTGTTGAGGAGCGTGGGGCTATAACTAAAACAAATAAATATCTAGGTATTATTTTTGTGGTCTGTTTTTCTTTAAATATTTTAATCCCCTCGAAAAAAGAAGCCTTGGCAATCTATGTCATACCAACGATTGTTAATAATACCCATGTTCAGGAATTGCCTGATAATGCACTGGCCTATCTAAACACATTATTCAAGAAAGAGATTGCAGAATTAGAATTGGAAACAAGTCAAATAACTGACTAATTTAAGGAGGAAAGGTATGAAGAAGAAAAATAAATATCCTATCGCCCTTGAAAGAGCAAACAACTTCCGTAGATTGGTAGCGGAAATAAGAAAGATTGACAGGCAAGCGGCTGATTATTTGGTAGTAGAGTCAAAAAGGGCAGGATCACATATCCACTATAAGCTTTCCGGCGGCGGTATGTGTAGAGCTTTGTCGGGGCTGATGATATGGGATGCTACTCCACAAGAACATGACTATTGGTCCAACATTGCAGAACAAATTCAACACGGGTGGTGATGTATGGCGAAAGTTTTCAGACATGATGAGCATATCCCCTCATACAACCTTATGCTCGCTCAAGTGGAGGGGATCGACCCCGATGCAGCTTGGTATCTGGAAGAGTGCGCCAAAAGAGGGTTGGCAAGAAGAACTGGAATACTCACGAATTGTTTCACCTTTGCAGACACTCCTCAAGGAAGGGATTTTTGGGCGGATCTTTGCAACAAGATACTGAGAGGGTGGGATAACAACAACATAGGATTTGAATATGATGAAGAATAGCCCTTAGAAGGGCTTCCATCTATCATAAGGTACAATGGGTCCACTTTTCATCTACAACGCCTGAGAAGGGCAATTCTGTGCGAAATAGGGGTAGCGTAGCATGGGTAAAACATACAGATTTCAGCCAGCCAAGAAAGCTCTGTCGAAAGGCTATGCTCCTGAAGAGGTGGAGCGTAGTTTGAGGGGAAAGATTAAAAGAAGAAATGAACAGAAAGAAAAGAGGGAGGATATAAGACGTATGATTAAGGAGGGAATTTATGAAGGCTGAACAAAAGATGACGGATGTTCAAAGGAAAGCTGCATTAGAATATGCACAGAAAGCCTTTGCTGAAAATCGAATTGGACAGCAGCCCGGCTTTGTTATGTACGATGACGGAGCTGTAAAGGAAAGCGACCTCTTTGCCATCTGTCTTGGTTGGTTTTTTAGATCGGGGCCTTTCTTGGAAGATAGAAACCCCATTCTTTTCCAAATGGTTGTAACACCTGACAGAGCAAAAACCACTGCGGAGAAAGCCCAATCACAAGCAAAATTCATTAATAGATACCTCAATTGGGCTGTTAAGAGTCGAATGCTTTCCCCGTATATATGCGAGCATACGGCTGAAGAGCGTAAATGGTTCGTTCCTATCTCCATCTCAGGTGTTCCAAGAAATGCTCCTCTTCTTGTGTCAACCCATGTGCGTTATCTCTGGGATAGACATAACAATTCCAGAAATAAAAATGTCCAACTTATTAAAGAAAGATTCCCTAAGTGGAAATGGGAAATGGTTATGGCTGTTGCGTGTTGCTTCACTAATCTCGATACAGACGAAGTGAGTATGGGGACGTATAGGGGAGGACACGACCCTTTTGGGCACGCTTCCACACAAAGATTTTCTGCTTATGCGAGAGGTCTTTTTAACCACAAATGGATGGATTCTATCAAGTTTGATTTGTCGGGCAGAGGGGACAGAGGAAGTATTTCTCAGATGTTTAATCCGACAAGAACACAGTTTCAGGATGATATGAAGGCTGCTGTTAAGAAAGTCGTTCCTTTTAAAGAGGAGAGATATGGTGGCTCGTTTTTACCAAATAAAAAGGCATGGGAAGCCGTCGAAATAGTTAAAACTCTTTTGGAGAAAAGAAATGCCTAAAGTATACGTAGTAGGTGGACATTCTGGTGTTGAACGTATGTTTATGTGTGAAGGATGGGAGATTGCTGGCTCTTTGAACAAGGCCGATCTTGTCTGCTTCACTGGCGGGGCCGATGTATGCCCTGCTTTGTATGGTGAAAAGACTCATAGGACAACACATTTCGATTTGAAGCGTGACCTGCAAGAAATCGTTATGTTCACTGACGCTCTTAATCGATCCATCCCGATGGTCGGTATTTGTAGAGGGGGCCAATTCCTGAATGTTATGTGTGGTGGGGCAATGTATCAGGATGTTGATGGTCATGCCATCTACGGAACACATGTAGCAGAGAGGCTTGATGAGGAGAATGTTTCTCGTATTAACGTAACATCTACTCACCATCAAATGATGATGCCCTCCGATCAGGCTATTGTGATTATGCAAGCCGATACGGTACAGGAAGTGAGGACGTATGATGACACAAAATCCTACATTCTAGGAATTGAGGCGGCTATCTATCATCATCAAAAGTGCCTTTGTTTTCAGCCCCATCCTGAATTTCCTAACGCCCATGAAACAAGAGAAGTGTTCTTCTCATTCATCAACAAATATCTGAAGCTAAAGGTAGGTGAATAATGTGCGGTATTGTAGGAGTAGCCGGGGACTTAGCGGTTAAACATGAGAGGGTTTTTAACGACCTTCTTGTTATGAATCAGTTACGAGGATTCGACAGTATTGGTGTAACACGTATCGGCACAACTAACACACCTGAAGTGTTGAAAACCCTAGCTAATCCTGTTGATTTGATCCGTCATCCTGACTATAAAAAGCTATTGGCTGGGAGCCATCGTGTATTGCTCGGCCATAATAGATGGGCAACCGTTGGGGATGTAAATGTGATGAATGCTCATCCGTTTACACACGAACATATCACTGGTGTACATAACGGAACTGTATCTTATCGGCGAGACTTTGAAGACCATCATAAATTCGATGTAGATAGCGATAATATCTTTTATCACATATCGAAAAAGGGTTATGTCGATTTGTGGCAAAAGTTGTGGGGAGCTGCTGCCCTTGTATGGTGGGACTCAGAAAAAGCCACTCTCAACTTCTTACGGAATAAAGACCGCCCTCTGTATGTTGCTTTCGATAAAGATCGTAAAGTGGTGATGTGGGCTAGTGAGTTTTATATGTTGTATGCAGCAGCTCACAGGAATGGTATTAGTTTTGCTGGTGCACCCACTCTCATGTCTGTAGACACGCTGTTCAAGCTGTCTCTTGGTGATCCCTATAAGAAGGGCGCTGTATTGAAACTCGAAGAAGAGAAGATTCCTCCTCGCCCTGTTGTTCAGTATGTCTACAAGCCTGCTGCTCAGAACGCAGCAAATAGGGAGGGCTTCCCCGATTGGCTTACTGTTGGCAAACAAATTGATTGTATGTTTGACAGTTCACAAGAACGAAATAATTTTATTATCTTCGAGGGGTGGAGTCCTCTTGATGACCGTGTTAACATTCGTGTATCCTACATTAAAGCTGATGGTATGCAGCCTGCTGTAGACTTGAAAGACAAATACCAAGTGTATAGAGGCACAGTGAATGTAATCACTCGTGCCTACATAGGAGGTGTCCTTGAGTTTGAAGTGAAGGTTGTGGGTGTACATAAAGCTATCGGGAAGAACGGTAAGCCTATTTCTCTTGATGATAAGAAAGAGGATAAGGAACTTGCCAAACTCATTGACGAAATGGCAAGAGAAACAAAAGAAGGAGAAGATGACGCCCTTTTTGACACAGCCGACATAAAATGCAGCGTGAACTGCATCTTCAAAAAAAAGAAGACATGCATGAGATGTCGGCAGGCATTCGCTGGAAGAAACGGTGCGTGGACATCCGAACATGGCCGCAGATATTTCTGCGATTGGTGTGGCGGTCTTCACGGCAAGGGTGAAGAAGTGTATATCACCTCTGATAAAGACGAAAGTTATTGTTCTAATTGTTTTCCAACTGTTGTAAACCATTTATTCAACCGTGATTTTATCGGTATCCAATAAGGGGGGTATATGAATATCTTGATCGGAGCTGATCCTGAGTTGTTTGTTAAAGATGTTGCTGGCAATCTGATCTCTGCTTGGAATATGATTCCGGGTACGAAGAAGAATCCTCACAAGGTAGAGAAAGGGGCTGTGCAGGTTGACGGTATGGCCCTTGAATTTAACATTGATCCTGCCATCAATGAGGCGATGTTCATCGAAAACATCGACCATGTTATGAAGCAGATGAAGGGGATGATTCCCCATGAATTCTTCATCTCCCCTGTCGCATATTTCGGATTGGAATATTTGCAGGCCCAGCCGGAGGAAGCCCTCGAACTCGGTTGTGACCCGGACTTTAACGGTTGGACTATGGAGCCCAACCCACGGCCCGATGGTGATCGTCCTTTCCGCACTGCTTCCGGTCATGTGCATGTTGGCTGGGATGACATGCGTGACATTCATAATCCCAGATATTTCTTTGAGGCTGGTGCTGTAGCTCGGCAGCTTGACTTCTATCTCGGCCTTCCTTCTCTCCTTGTCGACGCTGACAAGACACGACGTGAACTATATGGCAAGGCTGGCGCCTTCCGTGTTAAACCGTATGGCATGGAGTATCGTGTACTCAGTAACTTCTGGCTCACTGATCCTCGATTGCAGGGTTGGGTATATCGTGCTTCAAAGCGTGCTGTTGAGGATATGTTTGTTAAGGATTATTTCCTCCCTGAAATTGAGGGGGACATCCAGGAAATCATCAACAATTCGGATATTGACGGGGCTTTAGCTATCATCGACCACTATTCGTTGGAGGTTCCTCGTGTATGATAATGTGCAAGATGCAGAAATGCGTCTAAGACATACAATCATTAGGTTTATGGGCGAACCTATGTATGTGAAAGAGCTGTTTACACACAAAGGCGGGATATGGGTTTACATGTCTGATTGCCATGAAGGTGTAGAGAAAAAGGTGTGTCTTGACAATCCTGCTATTGATCTGACTTCCCCACCTCTTGGATACATCTCATACATAACAGGTTATGGTCCCTCGTACATGTATGCTTGCCGAATGCCTGCTCGTAGGCAGAAACAAGGGTTGGATGTCCAACGGCTTATGCTCTATAATCCCCTTACAGGTTCAACTGTGAGAAATAATGTTGGCATCTCCCAGATTAGCCGCTGTATTCTGGCTAATTATGGAGGAGCGGAAGATCGCTACTCTGTATCCCTCAGTGAAGGAAGAGACAAAAAAGTTCTGACTCCTTTCTCTCGTGATATTGCTGTGTCTAAAGTGGCGTTATATTATAAAACAATGGAAATCGGTAAAATTAAACATACAGATGGGGAACGTATTGTAACTATTACCTCACCATCATTTGAGTGTTATCCTTTTAAGGGGGTGTTCAATGCAAATTGGAGATTTGTTAGGCCGTAAGACTTTCAAGGGCTGCCTTTTTGGGGTCGAAGTTGAAGTGGAAGGGGTGGGTCTCCCTCGTGAGGTGGACAAGTTTGCAGTTGTGCAAGAAGGTAGTCTTAGGGCTGTAGATGGGGAAATAGGGCGAGAGTTTGTATTCAGAAAGCCTATGAATTTTGAGCAGTCTCTTGAAGCCCTCACTAACTTGAAAGGGGCGTTAGACGGCTCCAAGCATGTTGTATTTAGTGAACGTACATCTGTCCATGTTCATGTTAACGTAACAGATATGACCCTCCCACAATGGTTTACATTCCTCTTCCTTTGGGTGCTGTATGAAGAGGTTATGATTAACTATTGCGGAGACTCCCGCAAGGGCAACCTGTTCTGTCTTTCTTCCCGAGATGCTGAAGGGCTTATGTTTATATTGGAGAAATGTGCAAGGGAAGGGCATATTCAATATCTCAATGATGATGTACGCTATTCCGCTGTTAATACAGCAGCAACAAACAAATATGGCAGTGTTGAGTTCAGGTCAATGCGTGGAACAATGGACTTGGATGTGCTTGGTACATGGCTTGCCACCCTCCAAGCCCTGAGAGACAAGGCTATTGAGGTTAGCAGCCCTAAAAAACTCATTGATCTTGTGTTGAAAGATGAGGAATTTACAGCTTCTCTTTTCCCTGAAGACCATTTTATTAGGGCATTCCCTGATATTGAACGTGTTATTCTTGAGAATGCTTTCCGTTGCGCTCTTATTGTAGACTCTTGTGACTTTGAGAAGTTTTCTTTCACTGATGAACCCAACATAGATATATAGGAGGTTTTATGGGACTCGTAATTATGCCTTACAATATGGCATCTGAAAGCGCCAATATTCTTGCGGACAAACTGAAATGTATGCGTATCCGTAGAGAGAACTCCCGTTATCGTCACAAGGAAGACAACACTGTTATCAATTGGGGCTGCCCTGAACGTCCTGAACACATCCCCGCAGAGGCTAAGGTTATCAACCAATTTGACGCTGTTAAGAAAGCTTCTAATAAGAAGGAGGCTTTCAATGTGTTGGCTGCTATTGGGGTGAATACCCCTGAAGTGACTGAGCACATTAGGGTGGCTAGAGCGTGGCTTGAGAATGGTTATTGTGTACTCGCTCGCACCATTCTCAATGGTCATGGGGGTAAGGGGATTGTTATTATGGACACTCCCGAAGAACTTGTAGAAGCCCCTCTCTACACACGATACATCCCTAAGAAATCTGAATGGCGTGTACATGTGTTCAATGGTGTAGTTGTAGACGCTACAAGAAAGGTGTTGAGTGAGGATCATCCTGACAAGGAGAACGTAAATTGGAAGGTGAGAAACCACGACAATGGTTTTATCTTCCAAAGATACAACCCTAAGAAGTTTAATATGGATGGCACTCCTGCTCTTGAACGTGATTTGATTCCTTCTTCAGCTAAAGCGCAAGCTATCGCCGCTGTAGCCGCACTTGGTTTAGACTTCGGAGCAGTTGATATTATTTGGAACGCCTCTATGAAGAGGGCTTTTGTATTGGAAGTGAATACAGCCCCGGGTATTGCTGAAACAACCTCGGATATTTATGCTCAATTCTTTAGGGCTATTGTTGGTCGTGAAGAGGGGCCCTTCCTTATCCGAGATGAAGTACCTGCCCCTAGACCAAGAAAGAGGATAATTCCTGAAGACATCCCTGTATTTAAGGTACACGAAGATCGTGGAATTAATGAGCTTCTTCATCCTAATCATGGCGAATGGCCTGCATGGCCTCGTCCTGTTAATGCTGAGGACATTGAATTTTAATTGTCACATTCTTGTTCCTACTACGTATAATAAATAAGGAGGAGATATGAGTAAATATTATAAACGTGCAATATATTGCCCTGAATATGAGGAGAGGATTAAAAACCTCAAAGAGGAACTCGCCGCGTCGAGGGAGGCGGCAACCCACATCTACAACTCAGGCTACCACGCTGGGCATCACGACACGGTAGAGGGGCGATATGTCGATATAGTCCCTACTGACATGGACACGTATCACGCTGAAGAGGTTGCTGAATTACTGGCCGAGAGGTCGGGGAGGGGAGATGAGCGAACATAATATTAAAGACAACCCGATTTGCCCTCTTTGTAAAAAGAGGATGGCGGTTGTTGAATTTAAAGGCTACTACGACAGTTTTGTGTATTGGGGATGCGACTGTCGAGACGAGGACCTCGTAAAATACAAAGAAGACTATTGGCTAGGTGAGTTTGCATAATAAGGAGGAGAAATGATTCGATGTGTTTCTTGTGGGAGGTTTGTTCCCTATAAAGATATTTCTTTAGGGTTTTGTAAACACGAACACACACCTGACACTCCCTTTTCTAATGAGGACGATTCTTGGTACTGTCGAAAATGCACAGAGAAAGAAAAGGAGATAAAGAAGAATGTTCTGAAATTGGCATATAGCTTTATTGAGGAGGAGAATATGAATGGCTAAAGGAAAGGCTGGAGCCTGTGTTGAACGGCTTCCACATTCCTGTGGAAGTCTTGATGGCTTACAAGTATTTCAACAAGAGGATGGAAGTTATGACGGCTATTGCTTTGCGTGTAAAACGTATGTGGCGCATCCATACGAAGCTATTCCGGGACACAAGCCACAAGTTAAACGAAGAACCGATGATGAAATTGCTCAAGAGTTGGCTGACATTCAGGCTCTTCAAGCGGCAGACCTCACTGCTCTACGAGGTCTTCGCAAAAGTAGCCTTGAGCATTATGGGATTCGTTGTGGAATGTCTGGTGTTGATGGGCTTTCTCCTGAAACAGTTTATTTTCCTGAAACAAAAGACGGAGAATTGGTTGCTTACAAGGTAAGGCTTCTTTCTGAAAAGAGAATGTGGAGCATAGGGAGGATGAAGGATGTAGATTTATTTGGTTGGGAAGTGGCTAAACAGTCAGGGGCTAAACGCCTCTACATCACTGAAGGGGAGTTCGATACTGTTGCCCTTTACCAGATGTTGAAAGACGCTGTTATGGGGACAAAATGGGGACATCTCGAACCTGCTGTTTGCTCGCTCCCGAATGGGTGTTCTAGTGTTGCAAAGGTTGTTACAAAAATGGCACACTCTATCCGCCAGCTCTTTCCTGAAGTAGTGTTTATCCCTGACAACGATAAGCCCGGTAAGGAAGCAGCAGATGTTTTTGCTAGACTCTATCCCGGGGTGTTTATAGCAGAGCTTCCTGCCAAGGATGCGAACGAATGTCTCATGAGTGGATTGGTTAGTGAGTGTACTAACGCTGTAAGGTGGAGGCCCTCCACTCCTAAGAATACAAAAATCATCCTAGGAAGCAGTCTCAGTGAGGCCGCTAAGAAGAAGCCTGAAGTTGGTAGACCTTGGCCTTGGGAAGGACTTACGAAGGCTACAAGGGGCCGTAGAAGAGGCGAGACATACTACTTTGGTAGCGGCGTAAAAATGGGAAAATCAGAAATTGTTGACAGCATTGCTGCTCACATTATTCTGGCCGATAAACTCCCTGTTTTTATGGTGAAACCTGAACAAGACCCAGCAAGAACCTATAAGAATCTTGTAGGAAAAGCAGCAGGCCGCATCTTTCACGATCCGAATATTGAATTTGATGCAGAAGCATATGACCAGTATGAGGGGATGATTGGGGATAAGGCAATTATCCTTGACAGTTATCAGTTTGTAAATTGGGACAGTTTGAAAGATGACATCCGTTATGTTGTCACTAACGAGGGGGTTGAGGATATTATCATTGACCCCATCACTTGTTTCACAAACCAAATGTCCTCTGCTGAGGCGAATGAATTCCTTACAAGCATGGCTGCTGAACTATCGGCTCTTGCTAAGGACTTGCAATTCACAAGTTACATCTTTTGTCACCTTAAAGCTCCTACTTCTGGGCTCCCACACGAACGTGGGGGTAATGTTATGTCGACACAGTTTACTGGTAGCCGTGCAATGATGAGAAGTTGTAATTACATGATTGGCATTGAGGGTAATAAAGACCCTAATCTTGATGTTGAATTAAGGAACATACGCCATCTTGTTATCCTTGAGGACCGTGAATTTGGTAGCAGCGATAAGGTGAGCTTGTATTGGAACAATAAAACAGGGCTATTCAGCGAGATAATAAATGAACACAAATGATTTGATCCTCGGTTTTGTAAATGATCCTCGTGCTATGCGAGGAGCAAGGGCTATTGTAACAAGTGTATTTGAAATTCATCCTCAAGACTTTGATGTGCTTCTTTATGGGGCTTTGACAAAAGCATGGCAAAGCTGGAATGAACATCTATCATCGTTTAACACACACGTTATCACATGCCTTAAAAGCGAATGTCTTGACTTTATTCGCAAAGCTAATGCAACGCCTACAAGCATTGAATATGCTGACAAGGTGGCTGTTGGTGTAGACCCAGCGCATCGTTTGTATATGAAGGCGACATTGGAGATTGTTCTTGAGAAGATTATTGACCATGAGGATGGGGATATACTCTTTCGTGTTCTTGTCTGCGGTGAGAACTATGCTGTTGTATGTGAGAATCCCGCTAATGCAAGGAAAGCTGTTGAACGCTTTCGAGTAGCATTGAAAGAAGAGTTCGGTGACATTTTTAACTAGGAAGTATTATGCGTACTGTTGTTGGCGATCTTGAAGCAAATGGGTTGTTAGACACAGCTACCGTCTTACATTGTGGAGTTTTTAAGGATGTTGTAACAGGAGAAGTGTTTAAGTTTCCTCCTAACGAGGTGTATAAAATTCCTGATTTCTTGGCTACTACTGACGTGTTAATTATGCATAATGGGGTGGGTTTTGACATCCCTCTTATGCGTAAGTTGCTCGGTTATTCGTATAAAGGCCAAGTAATAGACACACTTATTATGTCACGTGTTCTTAATCCAAATCGTCCTGTTCCGTTTGATTGCCCTTATAAAAAAGCCCCACATAGTGTAGAGGCTTGGGGTTATCGAGTTGGAAGAGGAAAGCCTGAACACCATGATTGGGAACATTATTCCGAAGCTATGCTCCACAGATGTTCTGAAGACGTAGAAATTCAAACATTAATCTATAACGAATTAGTAAAGGAAGCTGAAGCGTATGGTGGCTGGTTTGATAAACCTTATCGCCCTATGGATATGACGCATAGACTCTTTACTATCCTACAGGAACAGGAGGAATATGGATGGCTATTTGACAAACAGCACGCAAATCGTTGTATTCAGCATCTTGGGAACATCATTGATACTATCGCATATCGCCTTGCTCCTAAGCTGCCATTACGACTCATTTGTCTTGAAAAGAAAGCAGAAAACAACGAACAATATTGGAAACCCCTGGTACTCAATTTGGGTTTGGCTAGTGATCGTGCAGATTGTGTGTCTTTTGTGCGTTCTCCATTCCTCAAGTCTGGGAAGCTAAACCAACATGTTAGTCGGTATTTGGAATCAAGCGGCCATATTGGTAGGATTGTGGGCCCTCATAGCCGTATTAATATACGGCCTGTCGATGTGGACTCTGCTGACGAGCTTAAAACGCTTCTTCTCTCTCTTGGATGGGAGCCAGCTCAATGGAACACAGACGCAGAAGGAAATAGAACGTCCCCCAAACTAACAAAGGATGATCCGTTTGATGGACTGAAAACAGGTATTGGAAAGATGATTGCAAAGCGAGTGCAATGTAAACATCGTCGTTCACAAATAGAGGGATGGCTTCCTCACATACAAGCAGATGGGAGAATACATGGACGTGTTACGGGACTTGCAACGACTGGAAGAGCAAAACATGCTATCGTGGTTAATGTACCAGGATTGGAGACGTTCTATGGAAAGAAGATGCGGGCCTGTTTCATATGCAAGCCGGGATATGTTATTGTTGGAACTGACTCGGCAGGATGCCAAAATAGAATGCTTGCAGCGCGAGTTGGCGATGAATTCTTCACGAGAACGCTTCTTGATGGAACTAAGGCAGATAAGTCCACCATACATTATGTCAATCAGGGAGCCATACGGGATATTGCGGGAATCGACGTATCCTACCACGAAGCAAAAACCCTCAACTATGCAGCTCTTTTTGGCGCCTCTGCTGGGAAGCTTGGTAGGAGTGTCGGTAGGTCTGCTGATGTTGGGGAGCTAATAAAGAAGGCCATCTTCGGTGTTGCTCCCGGATTTCAGAAGTTGATGGATGACTTACAAGCTGAATGGAAGAGCAATGCGAAAGTAAGAATCGGTAAGTATAACAAACCTGAGTATTACAATGGTTGGGTGAAGGGATTGGATGGCCGCCCTATCTTCATTGAATCAGAACACACCATCTTAGTGTATGTCCTACAGTCTGATGAAGCTATTATGATGAGTGCAGCTTATTGTAAGCTCTACGCTGAGGCCACAAAGAGGTGGGGGAGATTTGGTGACAAATGGGCTTTTCTAATATGGTACCATAAATAAATTGTGGCTTTGTGTGGTGACACACATCGAATAACTCCTTTAATTGCTGGGAAATCCCTTGTGGACAATCAGCAGCCAAGCCTAGAATATAACGGATGAATAATCCAAAAACAGGAGACAGAATGAAATACGCAATTTGGAATGACTATCGTGTTTACAAAGACGGACGGATATATTCTATTAAGCAGATGAAGTTTATATCTGAGAGACGTACTGATAAAGGTTATATGATTGTCTGGGTAAAGATAAACAATCGATGGGTCACTATGAGTGTTCACAGAATAGTGGCTATTGCTTGGTTAGGCGATTATTCAGATATAGGGCATGGTTATGAAGTAGACCATATTAATAATTGCCGTCACGATAACCGTCTTGTAAACCTACAATGGCTTTCTAAATCCGAGAACAACCAAAAAACATGGGACTCCGGGAATAAAAACAATTCAGGGGTTAATAACGGTAGAGCTGTTGCATGTGAATATTGGGTGCATGAGATTTGCCTATTGTTGGAAGAGGGTTGTTCTGCTGCGTGTATTAGAGATATGACTGGGTATCCTTATCATACATTGATTCGACCTATTAAGGCTCATAGGACTTGGAATCATATCTCTAAAGATTATATATTCTAGGAAGGTTCAACGACTAGAGCGTAAGCTCGTAGGATCAAGCGATCCGAAATGGGGAGCATCTCATAGTGAGATGGTGATATAGTCTGTTCTTTATGGTAACATAAAGCAGCGTAAGCGGGGTTGTATTAGCGCCACAACCTGAACATAAAGGATGAATTCCAAGCGGAGGTACACGAAAGTATAGCACAAGATTTTGCAAAGTTGGCTGAAGAATGTATTGTATGGGCTGGAAACTTTTATAAAATAGCATGTCCACATAAAGGAGAAAGCGATGTCGGGAAAAACTGGGCAGAAACTCACTGAGGATCTTCCATACGTATTTGACCTCTTATGGGATATTAAGAGACGTCGAAGATTATACGAAACAGTTGTAGATCATATCGGGATAACCGAAAGTAAACTAGATTCAATGTGCGATTTAAATATCGAACTTACAGAGACCGAAGCTCTAGTTTTGGATGTTGTTATGGACGATTTAATTAGAACTTACAGACGCTACAAAGGAGAATAATATGGCTATTATCAAGAAGTGTACATGTGAACATGACTATCAGGACAAGGCACATGGTAAGGATATGCGAGTACATAACAAGTGTGTGAAGGGTGCTCGATGCACCGTATGCGGAAACATCACTAACGTAGCCCCTGTAACAAAGAACTAACAAAGGAGAATAACACATGGCTTTGAATGCAACAACTGTACCTATGGGCGGTGGTGGACCTAAGCAGGAACCTATTCCAGTTGACACTTACCCTGCTCGTCTTGTGCAGGTGATTGATCTTGGCTTGCAGCCACAGGAATATATGGGACAGGAGAAAGCTCCTCGAAACGAAGTGAATCTTACATACGAACTGCTTGATATTTTCATCAAGGATGAGGATGGGAATGAAGACCCTCAGAAGCCTCGATGGGTTGGTGAGAGTTTTGTTCTTAACAACTTGAAGGCTGATAAGGCCAAGTCTACCAAGCGTATTATGGCGATTGATCCCAAGGGGGAATGCAATGGTGATCTTATTAAAATGGTTGGGATGCCTTGTAATGTCACTATCGCTCACAACATTGCTAAGAAGAATGGCAACATCTACGCCAATGTTTCGATGGTTAGCCCGGCCTCTCCCCGTCGATCCTACCCGGAGCTCAAGAACAATCCTAAAATCTTCGACCTTTCCAACCCGGATAAGGAAATCTTTCTCGCTCTTCCTGAGTTCTTGCAGGCTAAGATTAAAGCCAATCTCGAATTCCCTGGCAGTAAGCTTGATCGTCTACTTAATGGTGCTGGTGCTCCTGTTCAGGACGCACCTCCTGAAGCTCCTCGGGCTGATATGAACGAGATGGACTCGGCCCCCTTCTGATATGAAGAAGTGTTTTAAATGTGGTAATACAAAGCCGATTACTGAGTTTTACCGTCATAGTGAGATGTCCGATGGGCACTTGAATAAGTGTAAACTATGTGCTCGATTAGATGTCCGTAAGAACAGAAGAGAGAATATCAAGCACTACGAAGAGTATGAGCGTAGTAGAATAAGAGAATGGGGCACACGGGCACAATACCGTAAAAGGAACCCAGAGAAGTATAAAGCGCAGACTGCGGTTGGGAACGCGATACGTGACGGTAAGCTTATTAAGGGTCTTTGCGAAATCTGCGGTGCTAGCAATGTTCAGGCGCATCACGATGATTATAACGAACCCCTTGATGTTATCTGGTTATGTGCAAAGCACCATGTTTGGATTCACGGATGATATAAGGGGCTTCGGCCCCTAAGGAGAATTATGTACCCAGAAATAGTTTTTGAAAGCATAAGAGATGGTAATATGACACTTGACCAATTTGATGACTGGCTGGATGAGCGACGTAGTGAATGGATAGCACTTGGTTATGATACAGGTTATGATGACGCTCAACCGGGTTGGTCTTAATATGAAAGCTTATATCTGCCCAGTGTGTAAGGGAACGGGGCTTCTTAGTTTTCTAGTGAATGAAGAAGAATGCCATGAACTTAACTTCATTCCGATATATGATTTTGAAGATTGTAATATTTGTAGTGGGCTAGGTTATATAGGGGAGGGAGAATGAATAAGGTACTTATTACGTGTCTATGTGTTGTTGGTGCAGTATTTCTAGCGTCCTTCCCAGGTTCGGCTGACGGGGCCAAATTTATAGCTTTTACTCTCGCTGTAAAATGGTTCTTAATTTATATTATGATGGAGGAATAAGCAAGTGCCGACATACGATGAATACAGAAGGTTTGTAGCGGATATTTTTCATCCCGAACTCTTAGATACCGCTATAAATTGGATTCAAAACAACCTAAATCCTCATGAGGTGTATCGAAAAGAGGATTTAGAAGAATGGGCTTTGGATAACGGTTTTATAAAGGAGGAAGAGTGAATTTAATTAGTTGCCAACATTGCGGAGTTATATTGGATAAAGATGTGCTTCACTTTGATGAATGGGAGGATTATGTTCCTGCGACTGCTGTATGGGATGGTGAAGATTATATTCCAACAGCGAAATGCCCATGTTGTCATTCTAGGGTTGTAAAAAGATGAAGCCTCTTATTGATGGCGATTTGCTAGTTTATGAGGCGGCTTCAGCAGCAGAAGTAGCTTGGATGTCCGGGGGTGTGGCTCCGTTTGAATACGTTGAGGGTCTTTTACACGGGAGCATATTGTCCATATGTGAGGCTGTAAGGGCCACAGAGCCCCCTCTGATCTTCCTTAGCACTGATAACAACTTTCGGTATGACATCGCTGTAACGAAGCCTTACAAGGGAAATAGGAAGCATGAAACAAGACCTTTCCACTACGACAACATTCGGGCGTATATTCCGGTCGCATGGGACACTATTATTTGTGATGGGTACGAAGCTGACGATGGCTTGGCAATATTTCAGACTGCCCGCTCTTCAGAAGACACTCCCACTATTATATGCTCAAGAGACAAAGATTTACGCCAAATCCCTGGCTGGCATTATACGTGGGGTAGAGGAGGCCAAGAAGAATGGGGACCGGAGGTTGTTACTGAACTTGGATGGCTCGAATTATCATCTCGACTTGTTATCCCCGAAAACCCAGATAAACGACCTTATACAAAATATAAGTGTCGTGGTACAGGATTGAAATGGTTTTATGCTCAGATGTTAATGGGTGATCCGGTAGATAATATCCCCGGTTTAAAGGGAACAGCCGATTTAAAGGCTTATGAACTACTAAAAGACGCTTTAACAGAGGAAGAATGTCACAAAATCGTTTTAGATTCGTATAATACTATATACAAGGACGACGGAAAAGAACGAATGTTAGAGCAAGCAAGATTGGTGTGGATGGTCAGGGAATTAGACGAAGAAGGGAAACCTGTAATGTGGGAGTTGAAGGAGTAGTAATGGCTATATTTGAAAAGACAGGGAGTGATCGGGTAAATATTATTTACCAAGAACTCCAGAATAAAGCCTTCGAAGTGGAGAAGGGTATTGATGAGATGGTTGATAAAAGCGCGAGATTGACTGAAGAGAAATTTAAAATTCAAACTAAACTTGAATGGCTCTCTTCGGAAAAAGAAAAAGCATTTCAACTTCTTAATGGGTTGAAAAAGGTAATTGGGAGCTAATGTCTCAAACGACATTAAGCGATTCTGCTTTTCATTCGTTTATTAAATCCATCTTACGTAAGGCTTCTATGAGATGGAAGCCCGTTAACGCTGTTAAGGCTAGGGCAAGAGTTGAGAGAGGGTTCTATCGCTGTGAATTATGTAAAGAAGTTGTCCCGGCTTCAGCCGTCGTCACCCTGAAGAACGGAAAGACTAAACGAGTAAAGAATGTAGCGGTGGATCATATTATCCCTGTTGTTCCCACATCTGGTTTCGACAGTTGGGACAACGTAATAGACAGACTTTTCTGTGACGAGGATGGGCTCCAGCTTCTCTGTCGTACTTGTCACGAAGAGAAGTGTAAAGAGGAAACCGATGAAAGAAAAAGAAGTCGTAAAGGAAATTGAAGGTTATCCAACCTTTAATGATGTAGAGAGTATCAAGCTTCGGAATTATAATCGAGGACATGTTGTCATCAACATCATCGAAGATATGACCCGAAGGGGTTGTTCTAAAGAAGAGTGTTGGGATGAAGTGAATAAGTATTTGTCCCATATTGATGGCAGCGAATTGGGTATGGTGTATACTGGAGTTTCGGCTGCTAAAGAAATGCGTTTGGCTGAACCAACAGCTTATGGATATAACAACTAGGAGATATAATGAAGTGTGTTTTCTGCCACAAAAATATTGAAGCTCGCCCTGCTGGTAACTATTATGCTTGCCCCCATTGCAATACAACTCAGGAAACAAAATTGATTGATCGGCCTTACGCCTATACAGTGGGAGATAGAGCGAACCTTGAAGCTCCTCATGTCCCTGTTAAGGCGCTCTAATGTTGTACGTAGGAAATAAACCAGAGAAGAAAAGCAAAGGAGCTGCAGCTTTCGACTTGAAAGCAAATTTCGATTATTACATTCCTAGAAATGAGGATGCAGTGATTCGTACAGGAACATCTGTGGCTATCCCCTTTGGGCACTTCGGATTGGTTACCCTTCGGAGCGGTCATGGATTTAAGAAAAATCTCCTATGCCATATTGGCATTATCGATAGCGATTATAGAGGAGAGATTGCGGTAAAAGTTTTCAATATGGGGAAGGAAGCTGTTGTTATTGATAAAGGTGAACGCTTCGCCCAACTTACAATTTTAAACTACCCATTCGTATATCCTATGGCTGTTGACTCTCTTGATGATACAGAGAGAGGAACAGGCGGATTCGGCAGTACAGGGGTTAAATAATGCAGAAAGTATTGATATTGGATATTGAAACAACACCTAATCTCGCCTTTGTATGGCGAGCATGGAAGCAGAACATTGGATACAATCAGTTTGTGCAGCATAGTAACATCATGTGTTACGCTGCAAAATGGTATGGAAATGATCGTATCTTCACAAAGAACACCTATTCCTCTAGTGAAGAACGTGTTGTAGGTTCTCTACTTGGATTGTTGGATGCTGCAGACATTGTTGTTACACACAACGGTAAGAAGTTCGACCTCCCTGTTATCCGATCTCGTGCTGTTGAGCTTGGCTTTAAACCCTTCAGCCCTATTAAACAGGTTGACACCTGTCTTATAGCTAAGGCGCTGTTCAATTTTGAATTGAATAAGTTGGCCTATATAGCCAAGTATCTTGGTGTTGCTGAGAAAAGTGAACATAAAAAATTTCCCGGGTTTGAATTGTGGGCGGAATGTTTGAAATTCAATCCAGAAGCGTGGGACGAGATGGTGGCATATAATATTCAGGACATCATCACACTGGAACAGGTGTACGAAAAACTTCTTCCTTGGATGGATCAGCATCCTAATGTTATGGTCGATAATCCAGACAACCCTTTCTGCCCTAAGTGTGGCGGCGATCTTCAACGACGAGGGTTTTACTTCACTAATGTTAGTAAATATCAGCGTTATCGCTGTAAATCTTGTGGGGGTTGGGCTCGTTCTCGGTATACAGAGAATACTATGGAAGAGAGGCAAATGATTATGGCTAACGCTGTATAATATTAACGTGGGGTTGTGATGGAACAGGTAGACATAAGAGTCTTAAAAACTCTTGGCGTACGCCGTGAGGGTTCGAGTCCCTCCTTCCCCACCAAATAGGGTTATCGTTCAATGGTAGGACGCCTGACTTTGAATCAGGAAATATAGGTTCAACTCCTATTAACCCCACCACTAGGAGAGCTATAATGGCTTCGGTAGAAAATTTAGATGGGGCTGCACTGTTCCTCGGTAAACCTGTGCATTATTGGGTAGAACTCGATAAATTGGTAGAAAGGCAAAATCTCAACGAAGGGATAATCGCTGATTACTTCCGTGTCCGTGGTGAACTAGCATATTTAAAAGAAACGATAAAGAAGTTGTCAGGAGAAATACATGGGTAAGTACACTGTTTACGATCATAAGAGTGGCAGGGTGTGTGTTGGTGATGTTGTAGCAGCTTTTGTTCCTTCTACTGAAGGAAGGGAGGTTAAACACGCTACAATTACAGGGATTAATCGTCTGTCTATTCGTGTAAAATATTGGGATAATGGTTGGTACGAAACTGTCTTGAAAGACCATCAGTGGTGTTTGGTACGAACTGCCCTTGAAGAGTTTATTGATGTAGACATGCTTAAATACCTCCAAGACTCTTCCGAGAAACTCTCTAAGTTGGAAGCGGCTGGTGTAGACAATTGGGATGGATACGATGACGCTGTAGCTGGGGAGTAATAGTGGATATTAGTCAAAAGATTCTTTCAGACATTACGGTGTTTAATAAGTATGCGAAATACCTCCCTGAACTTGGTAGACGAGAGAATTGGGAAGAGTTGTGTGTTCGCAACATGGAGATGCATTGTAAACGTTATCCTGAATTGACATGGGAAATTAAGAGCGTTTACAAAGATTTTGTTTATCCGAAGAAAGTGCTGCCTTCAATGAGGTCTATGCAGTTTGGCGGAAGACCTATTGAGCTTGCAAATAACCGTATGTTTAATTGT